ACCACTTCTCTGACTCCTGCACAAGAAGCAAAGAGACAAGAATTGATTAATAAGGATAAACTTGCTGCAAGAGATCAATTATTTGCAATCTCTCTCATGATCAGAAGAATGAAAAGTTATTGAGAAAGAATTGAGATGGCACAAACCTGGGAAGAGAAACTTGGTATAGGAGAGTATGACCCTTCAGCCTTCACAGAGACTGAGGAAATCTCTCCTATCCAAGATCTCAATGTAGAAGCAGTAGAAATTGAGCAGGCCGCAAAGAATGATTTAAACTTTCTCGCTGGCCTAGCAATGCCTACAATTTTTCGTTATTTTTTTCCTCCTACATATCTTGCAATCTGGAATTGGCTCTTAGAACATATACATAAAACTAGAGATTTCTCACAACTAGCACTAGGATTCCCTCGAGGATTCGCTAAAACTACCTTCGTAAAGCTTTTTGTTCTTTATGTAATTCTTTTCACAACTAGAAAATTCATTCTTATCTGTGCGGCGAATGAAAAGAAGGCGGCCGCAATAGTAGCAGACGTAATGGATTTCCTCAATGAATCGAATATTAAAAAAGTATTCGGTCTTTGGTCAGTTGGAGCTGAAACAGATAATGCATTCTTGAAGAAATTCGGATTCAGAGGTAGAAATATAATCATCTCTGCATCCTCTGTCGCTTCTGTTCGGGGTTTAAATATCAAACATGAGCGGCCAGATCTAATTATTTTTGATGATATTCAATCTCGAGAAGATGCAGACTCACCTACCATATCTGAGCAAATTGAAAAGGATATGTATGGTACAGCAATGAAAGCTAAGTCACCTCATGGGTGTCTTTTCATATTCATTGGTAATATGTATCCTACCAAGTGGTCGCTCCTGAGAAGAATTAAAAATAATCCTACTTGGAAGAAGTTCATAGCTGGTGGAATTCTCTCTAATGGAACATCTCTCTGGGAAGAACTGCAACCAGTAGAACAATTACTCAAAGAATATCAAAATGATTGCTCCTCAGGTCATCCAGAAATCTTTTATGCAGAAGTTCTCAATGATGAAACAGCTACAGTAAATCATCTTATAGATATCTCAAAACTTCCTGCATATCCCTACACAAAAGAAGATCTGCCAGGAGGTAAATTCATTATTATTGATCCAGCAAATAATAAATCTAACTCAGACAATGTAGCAATCGGATATTTTGAAGTAATTGAGACTCGTCCAGTTCTACAAGAAGTAATAGATGAAAGACTTTCTCCTGGTCAATGTATAGATAAAGCATTACGACTCGCGCTGAAACACAATTGTTTCCTTATCATCATTGAAGCAAATGCTTATCAATACTCTCTCCTCTATTGGTTTACATTCATTTGTGCACAATATGGACTCTCAGGTATTCAAGCAGTAGACATCTATTCTGGAAATATCTCTAAGAATTCTCGCATTCTTACAATGTTTAAAGAACTCACCTCTGGAGAAATCTACTATCATCCAGAAACAGCAGCTATAGTGAACTCTGAAATCATCACATTTAATCCTCTTAAAACTCAAAACAAAGATAATGTACTCGATCTTCTTACCTATTCAACCAAAGCAATTGCTATGTATGGTTCTCTCATAGCCTCTCACTCAGTTCTTGAAATGCAGGAATATTCATCTATTCCTGTGAGATCAGACTATGAAAATTCTCCCTTTTAAGAAAGTTTCCTAAATGGCCGCCGCTTCTCCAGTAGTTGTTCCTCCCAATGCTCAAGAAAAGATTATAGAATATGAGCGCTGGTGTTATCGCTCTTTAGCAATTCAATGGAATATTCGAGATCAACTACGATTTCGTGATCTTGCATACATGAGAGAGAATGATTTCACAACTGCTAACTGGCGCGCCAGACTCGCAGAGAAGTATGGTGATCCTACTCGATATCGTAATATTGTAGTTCCAATCATTTATCCTCAAGTAGAGTCAGCAGTAACCTATCAATCTTCAGTATTCCTCACTGGAGTTCCAATCTTTGGTTGGGTTGCTCCTCCAGGACAGGAGAATGAAGCACAACAATTCCAAGCAATTACTGAAGAAAATCAGATTCGAGGAGGTTGGATTGATCAGTTCATGCAAGTATTTCGAGATGGTTTTAAATATAATCTTGCAATCTCTTCAATCAATTGGGATAGAATTAACACATGGGCAGTAGAAACTGACCCATCTTTTGATGCTGGGCGCACAGGAAAACCTAAACAAACAGTTTGGCAAGGTAATTGTTTCGAGAGATGGGATCCATATAATTCATTCTGGGATACTAGAGTGCGCCCAACTGAACTCTACAAATCAGGTGAGTTTGCAGGAACAACTAAAATCCTCTCTCGAGTAGCTCTTAAACTATTCCTTGATTCTCTTCCTGATGGAATGGTTCAAAATTACGGAGATGCTTTTAAATCTGGCTTTGGTTCAGCAGGAGTAAACTCTTCTCAGGCATCCTCCTATTATATTCCTCAAATCAACCCTGATTCTCTCGTAAATCTCTCCTCAACATATACATTTGACTGGACTGCATGGGCAGGACTCTCAGAAACTCAGGAATCTGCAGAAGGATATAAGTCTCTCTTCGAAGTTACCACTCTGTATGCGCGCATAATTCCTACAGACTTTAAACTCTTTAGAGTTCCTTCTCCTAAGACTGTACAGATCTGGAAGTTTATTGTAGTAAATCACCAAGTAGTTGTATATGCTGAGCGCCAAACCAATGTACATGCAAATCTTCCAGTCTTTATTACTCAACCTAACAATGATGGTTTAGGTTATCAAACGAAATCTCTTGCAGATAACGCAGCTCCTTTCCAATCGGTTGCTACTGCACTAATGAATTCTGTGATTGCTTCTCGCAGACGCGCCATCAGTGATCGTATGATCTATGATCCATCACTCATCTCTGAAGCACATATAAATAACGACTCTCCCACAGCTAAGATTCCTCTTCGTATGGGAGGATACGGGAAACCACTAGAACAAGCAGTTTACCAAATACCTTTCCGCGATGATCAAGCAGGTATTGCTCTCCAAGAAGTATCTCAGATGATGTCATTTGCAGATAAAATCAATGGACAGAATCCTGCTCGTCAAGGTCAGTTTGTTAAAGGAAATAAGACTCTCCATGAATATGCAGATGTCATGCAAAATGCAAATGGAAGAGACCAGATGACAGCTCTTTCACTTGAAGTTCAATTGATGACTCCAGTGAAAGAAATCATCAAAGCAAACATTCTTCAATATCAAGGAACTGGAGAAATCTACTCCTCTTCTCTCAAACAATCTGTACCAATTGATCCAGTTGCACTTCGTGCATCAATGGTAACCTTTAAGATTTCTGATGGACTTGTTCCTACTGATAAGGTAATTTCTGCAGATGAACTTGGAACTGCACTTCAAGTGATTGGTTCTTCTCCAGCGATTGGAGCAGGATACAATGTAGCTCCTCTGTTCTCTTATCTTATGCAAACTAGAAATGTAGATCTGGAGCCATTTGAGAAATCTCCTCAACAACAAGTATACGAACAAGCACTTAATTCTTGGTCTCAAACTGCTCAACTAGCTATCCAGAAGGGAGTTCAGTTCTCTACTCCTCAACCAACTCCCCAACAATATGGATATGACCCATCAGCACAAGATCCTGATGATGCACAGAATACACAAGTAACTCCCACGAATCTCTCGAAAACTACAACTGGAGCACCAAACAATGCAGGTAATTAATGATCTTGCCTCAGTATTTCAACTAGAAGTTCTCAATCCCCAAGAGGAATTAGAGAGCTGTTTGTTTAATATTAATCAACTTCGAAGAATTCGAAATCGGCTCAAACTCTTAGCTCAACAAAAGATCAATCAAGTATTAGCAGAAGGAGAAACAGAACGAGATTATTTTCTACAAAATGCATACCTTACAGGTCAACTAAATCTTCTAACCAATCTTTTAATTGACCATCAAGAAGCTGAATCTCTCATTCAGCAAAAGAATCTCTCCTCCTCGCAAGCTTCTTCTTCTCGCACTCAAGGAAATTAATATCATGGCTGCTGCCGGTATTCTTAGTTCTGTTATGAATATGTTCTCTCCTAATGGTGGAGCAACTATTTCTCCTGCACCCAATACTCCGCAAGTAACTGTGCAGATGGCGCCTCCGACTACTAATAATTCTCCGAATACTTCTCTTCCTGGAGTTGATCCTGCGAATCCTACTGCTCCTGCAAATGCAGATTTAGATGCCAGAAAGGCCGCAGAAGCAGCAGCGAATCCTCTTGATTCTCTCAAGGATATCTGGACTCTACCTACTCCGGATGCGAATGCGCCGAAGAAGGAAACTATTGATACCATCTTTTCTTCTCTTGATCCTGCGAAGATTCAAGAACAAGTTGGCAAACTTGACTTTTCTAAGGGGCTTGATCCTGAACTAATGAATAAGATTACTAAGGGGGGCCCTGAAGCACAAGTAGCTCTTCTTGGTGCACTCAATGCAGTTGCCCAAACTACCCTTTCTCAGTCCATTCTTGCGACCTCTAATATCACTAAGAATGCGCTGACTCGTGCAAGTGCAATTCAGAAAGACGACCTTTCTGCTCAGATTCGCTCCTCCTCAGCGCGCGAAGAAATTGCTGCAGTAAATGCAATGTATAATCATCCTGCTTCTAAGCCGATGGTTGATGCACTTACTCATCAGTTTCTGCTTAAGAATCCTAATGCAACTACTGAAGAAATCAAGACTCAAGTAGTTGATGCTTTAGGTGCTTTTGGTTCAGCATTCAATCCGGTTAAGAAAGATGAGAGTAAGAACTCTAATCAATCGAAGGATACGGATTGGTCGTTGTTTGGTTAAGTTTCATTCATTCTTTTCAATCTTCTCTTAGGAGATATAAATGTTTTATAGAAATCCTGTAATTGATGGTGGGCTTACTAGAACTTCTAGAAATGGTGATAGTATTAACACCAATCTAGTTCTTGGTACTGACACCACAGACTCGAATCATACTCTTGATTTTACTCAACTTGCTGGTGGTGCAGTTCAGTTCTCTGGACAAACTGCTGGTAGATCTATTACTACTCCGACGGCAGTTAATCTGCTAACTCTCTATCCTGCAATGGATATCGGAGATTCTTTTGATTTTTTCATTTCTAATCTTCCTGCTTTTGCACTTACCTGGGTTGCTGGGGCTGGTGTAACTCTCGCAGGTAGAGCAACTAGTCCTGCATCTACATCCACTCGAGTTATGGTTATTCGAACTGGTGCAGCTGCAGTTACCTGGAATGTGTTCTAATCCTCGCATATTTAATTCTTCTATTTTTGGAGCTCTCTAAATGACTACTGGTGTTTATTCTACTGCTGTCTTAACTCAAGACTATGCAAAGAAGTCGTTTGCTGCAATGATCACTAGGCTTATGCCTAATGGGACTGCACCTCTTTTTGGTATGACTGCAATGCTTCCTAATGATACAGCGTTACAAACTGAGCACGGATTTTTCACTAAAACCATGCTCTTTCCTCAGTTCCTTTGTACTGCTGCGGGTCAGACTTCTGGTGATACCACTTTCACTGTTGTCTCGACTGCGAATCTTCTGCCTGGTATGTTGATGAGAATCAATACTACTGGTGAGAATATTCTTGTTAACACGATTCTTGGTCCGACTCAACTCCAAGTTACTCGTGCAGTTGG